ACAGTTGGAGAAACAACCATGAAGTTAGCACCACCGCGTAGAGTACGCTGATGGATGATGTTAGACACCTTCTGAAGCTTAATTCCAAGAGTTTGGAACCAGCTCATCTGAGTGTAGTAAACACCAGCTGTGTTAGAAGTAAACGCTGTGTTAGTAGCGTTGATTTGGTTACCAACCTTTGCAGACCAGTACTCAACAGTTGGAGCATTCTGGATCAACATGTCTAGGATTTCGAGGTCGATCTCAAGAGAGATGTGCTCAGAAAGTAGACCAGTCAATTCAGCTTCAGCATCCAAGCTGTGGTAAGCATTAAGGTCCTGAGCAAATTCAGGAGTCCATTGTGCTTTCAACTTACGAGTCTTAGCAGAGATAGTTTGAGACTTCATCTGTACGTTGATCTCTGGGATAACGATAGATGTAGTAGACAAACTGTTTGGTACAGATGGAAGACCAGAACGATCTTCGAAATCACCACGGCTATTGAAATCAGTAGCCTTGTTGTAGTAAACGATGTAGTTCTTAGCAAGACCGTCACCACCTAGAGTGATAGCTTTGTTAATGAAGAAATTAACAAATACACCAGCAGCTGAGCTAGAAAGAACAGTAGCTTGCTGAATGTTATCAGCAGCAGTAATGATAGAACCAGAAGTAAGGATGAAAGCTCTTACACCATCTACATTAATGTTTCCAGTAAGTGAAGATGTAGGAACAGTGAACTTAGTGATAGTTCCAGCGGCAGCAGAAGCTGAGTAGTCGCTGTTAAAATCAACATCAGCCCAGTTAGCAGTACCAGAAGCGAATCCTACAAGAGATGCGCTGAAAGAAGCACTGAATTGGTTCAAAGAATAACCGAAACGGCCAGCACCATAAAGGGCTCCAGCAGCTTGGTTACCGAAGTTAGCACTTGGAGTACCATATACAGAATCACCAGTAGTTAGTGGTGGTTTTGTGTTACCATACTGGAAATCTAGATAGAATACTAGACCAGCAGGTAGGTTCATTGGCTGTACGCTAACGAACTCTTTAGAAGCGATTTGTCCGAAGATCTTACGAACTAATGGAAGAGCTACACCAGCCCATTGCTCACCAGTACCTGGAGTAAAGGTAGCACCACCGGTATTAAGGTTACCGTTAGTTGTAGTAGATTCAACGACAAGTTGCTTAGCTTGATTCTCAAGAATTACTGCCATGTTGTTAGCATCGTAATCCTGAAGGCCTTCAAGAAGACCAGACTTTGACCACTTCTTAGCAAGTTTCTGAGCAACACCATGTTGATCAGAGAAAGCTGTTTGAGCGGATTCAGTCAAAAGGGATTGAACTAAGTTTGCCATTTTGAATAAATGTTTGTTTTAAAAATTGATTACTTTTTGATACCAGCAAGTGTCTGCCAACGGTTAATAAATGGATCAGCGTCCACGATAGTAGCCTTTGGAGCAACACCAGCTGCTTGTGAGGCAAAACCAATTGATTCTTTAAGTTGTGCTTTCTTAGTCTCATTGAAAGACTCTTTCAAAGTCTCATAAGTGTTCTTAACTTCGTTTACGTTAGTAGCACGGTCAAGAGCATTGATAACTTTGATTTTTTGAGACTCACTAAGTGACTTAGACTTGAACAACTTGTTCATGTAAAGGTACTTTGCGTTTAGCAAATTAACCTCTTGAAGGTCTTGACGCATTTTTTCAATGGTTGTTTTAGCTTCTTCAAGCTCTTCTTCCATTTTCTTTTTCTTGTCGTCATCTTCTTCTTTCTTAGCTTCTTCCATTTCAGGAATGTTTCCTTCTGGAGAAGAACCTGGAGAACTCATAACGTCAGCTACGCTTTCGTTTTCTTCTTCAAGTTCAGCTAAGATTTCTTCTAGAGTTACTTCAGCTTCAGCTTCAGAATCAGAATCAGCTTCGTCAGAAGGCATACCCATATCAGCTTGTCCAGCCATTACAGATTGAAGTACTTGCTTTAGATCTCCTAGAGTGATATCAATCACCTTAGTCTCATCGTCAACAACTTCTTCAGCTTCTTCCTCTTCTTTTTCTTCTTCCTCTTCTTCAGCTTCTTGTAGCTCTTCATCGATGTTTTCAGCTAATTGCTCAGCTTCTTCCATCTCTGCCTCTTTTTTCTCTTCCATTTCTGGTTGATCAGCTTCAGTGGCAGTAAGCTCTTCGAGTTGAGCAAGAATCTCTTCTAGCTCGGCCTCGTTGATGTCGTAGTTTTCTTCCATGTTTCCGTCTTCAGAATACTCTTCTTTAACTTCATCATGTTTTACTTCTTCTACTCCATCTTTTTTCTCTTCGAGCTCAGTCTCAGATACTTCATCTTTTTTCTCTTCTAGCTCATCTACTTCTTCAAGTTCTTCTACTTCATCAAGCTCTTCAGAAAGCTTCAAGCGAAGCATTTCTTGGATCTTTGGTTCGAAGGCCTCTTCTAAAGCAGCTTTGGCGTTAGCCATAGCAGAAGCGCGTAAAGCTTTAGCATCGAGAATGGCATCTTGATAAAGATTGCTCATTTCAACAAAAGTGTTTCGGGATTGCTTATTAAATTGTAGGAAGCAATATAAGGATTGAAATTCAGTAGCAAGATATTAGATAATCTTGCATATGCAATAAATATCTAGTATTTACTTAAAAATACGTAAACTTGAAAATATTTTACTTGCTAATACAACAAACACCAGACTGAGAACAGATAATGTCTGATATAAGTTCATGAATTCTTGAGCTCTTTGACTGAATTGTATAGTCTTTTGATTCTCTAAGGCCTGCTGTAACTGGCTTCATATATGCACCATAAGTAGATGGAGTAGATACAAAGTCCCAGCATATTAGATCAAGATCATCTTCAACTTGAACTAGGCCTTCACCAATAGGTGTAACTGAACCCATAGCTCTTGAAGAGATGCCCACAGTGATATTATTCTTGAATAACTCTTTTAGAATGTTTCCTGATGGTGTAGGTAGTATCTCAACATCACCATATAGGTCTTTACCTTCCCAGTATAGTCTAGTAATATTATGGCTAACATTCTTAAGATTAATTACAGAAGACTCAGGATGATCCAACTCACCTAAAGCTCTGTTTTCAGCAATTGGCCCAGCAATATACTTGTCAACCTGCATTTTTAATATTGGATAAGGATAGATTCTTCTATTAGCATTAGGCTTATCTGTAGCTTGAACAATACCAGACACAACCATGTTACCATTAGCAAGACGCTTTGCTTCAGTCAAAGACTGTGGAAGTGGTTGGAAAGCACTATATTCTATTAAGAGTTGTTTTGACATTAGGCGGCTTTTACATCTTGAGTGTTAGGAACTTCTCTGAACCCGGCGGCTTTAACTGCTCTTTTAGATGAATCACTTGAAGCAACTACAGCACTAGCTTGTGGACCTGTTCCTTTCATAAATAAAGACTCTTTCAACTTCTTTAACTTATCTTTCATTTTGGTCAAGAAAGCTTTATCATCTTTCTTTTTCTCCATCATGCCTTTTAACTTGTTGAAAGCTGATCCAAGATCAGGTTGTAAACTAGGTCTTACATTATCCATCTGCTTTTTAAGACCATCGATATCAATTACATTGGTAACAAGCCCATCAGTATAGATAGCTTTGATTCTACCTTGCTCTTGCTTAAAAGCACCGATCTTGATAACTTGATTATTGTCTTTAGCGATTGCAGTATCACCTACTTTAAACTCAACACCATCTGGGTTAATGGCTCTTTGACCATCTTTATTCATTCTATAGCTAGGGTTCAATGGAGCATCCATGAACATAGCAGAAGCTTCTTTAGGATTCTCTTTGTGCTTCTCGATAGCCTTTTCAATTACATTGATCTGATAATCTTTCAATGTACCGTCATGCATTTCAACAGTAAATGTTGAGCCTACAATCTCTTTGATTTTACCAGGACCATCAGGAGTATGAATCTCAGCTCCTACAGTGTGCTTCCAGTGTGTGTCTTCGTTAATCGACTCTTTTTTTTTAAGAGAAGAAGTCAACTCATCTAGAGCTGCTTCCTTTAGAGTCTT